CAGCTCCGTCAGGAGAAGCGTCAGTCCCGTAGGTCGACTCCTCCTCGATCAGAATCAGGCGTTTGCGTGTTAGCAGTGCCATCGGTTTGTTCCTGAGATGAAGTTGATGAAGACGGTCGCCTGATCAAAGTGCGCTCGCCCGTTTCTGGATCCAGCAGATAAGTTCCACCTTCACCAGTGCGTTCACTTGTCATGTTAAGTGGAGAGGGTTGTTAGGTTCAGGCTAGCTCTTGAGTCACTGGCTCAAGTCATCAACCTCACTCCTATAGCGAATCTCGTATTCACAGAAAATGACTCCCGCAGGCTGATCAGCCTCCAGCAGCTGAAAACTAGTTTGGGCAGGCTGCACGTCAATCGCCACGCCACCAAGAGTCAGGTCCGCCATGATTTTTGAATGCATGTCCTCGATTGTGTCGTCAGCCGCTTGATCAGGGATTGTGGCTCGCTCAATCACGACAATCCGCACCCGGAAAGTCCAGTCAAGCGTTGGCAAGCTGGTGTTCTGCTGTGGTGTGTCACTGATTGGCTCAATGACAATTGCTGGTGACTCCGCACGGCTCAGCGGCTCAACCCTGCTTCTATAAATCCTCGTGCCAACTCCTGCTGTCCCGGTCAGGGCTGTTTTGATTGCAGCAAGGATGTTTTCGCGTTTGGTTGTCACGTCTTAGTCCTTCATCAACATCACACGCATTATCTTGCCGTCATCTAACAGCATCGGCTCGCGCACCGTATAAGCAGTCCCATCAACAGTCATTGCGCTGCCATTTGTGACAGTTGAAAAATCTGATGTTTTGACCACCACTGCGTAATCGGTCGTCAGCACGACTCCGTCGGCAATGATTTCATTTGGCGACTCAAAATATCCAACTCCAGTCGTGTCGCCAAAAACCACTGGCACCGTAAAACCCGGCGTATCAAAGAAAGCGTCGAGATCTTCAGTGAAAGAAAGTGCCATATGAAAAAGCCCCCGCATTGCGGGGGCGACAGATCAAAGATCAGTTGTACTTCTTGCGTCCCAGTCCGACGACGCTCACTGCACCTGCACCAGTGCCACCAGCAACAGTGATGACAGCACGCGCATAGCGCTTGATTTCATCAGTGTTAACAACAAGGCTCTCAACGAGAGCAGTGTTGGCAGTGGTGGTAGTGAAGGCAGCGCCACTGACATCAGCAAAGGTGCTGTTGTCAGCAGAGTCTTGGATCTTCACGGCATAAGTGATGCCTGAGCCACCGGCTTCAGCATCAAGAACCAGGGTGATGTCACCCTCGTAATCCAGAAGATCAACGCCTGT